CGGGACTTGAACCCGCACAGCCTTGCGGCCGAGGGATTTTAAATTCATTGCTTATTATATGAATATCAATTAGTTAACGGCAATATTCACAATATAAGATAATAAATCATGTGTTTATTATCAATATAATAGCTCGCTGTACGATGAAATATTGTGAATATTTTCCCTTTATACTGCATTATATTCCGGAAATGATTTATGTGTATTAGCTCAGATTTAATCTGATACAGCTACGGCACAGATCTAAACCTAATCTGACAGGCCGCTTTGTGCCAAAGGCGGACATTGAGAGCACCTCTCTGCGTCAATCCACGGGTAGCAGTTCACGACTTTATCGGCATTGTTAATAAATTCTTTGATTGGTTGGGGAGAACACTCTCCCCAACCAGTCAACCAAAGTGAACTGAGATTATTTTGTCTATTTTATTTTTATACTCTACTCTAGAAGAATCATCGAAAGGTCGCTTAAGTGTTGAGGTTAGTATCTCAAAGATAGAGTCGGTATATTTTTCATCACTGAAAACAATTTTTACTTGGCTAAAGTTATCTTTAAACTCAGCATAAGTAAATACCAAAATTTCGTTTAAAGTATTGAACGCCTCTTTTTCAATATCTTGAGAATCTAAAGACTCCTCTGTTACCCGTTGCGATAGTTTATTTATCAAAGTTGTTAATGCGCCAGCATCAGGGGTATCATCTTTCACTAGCAATGCCAGAGTATCGATTAAATTTGAATCGTTATCCTTGAAGAAATAATCTTCGTCAATAATTGCTAAAACACCATCTTTAATTGCGGAGCTCTCAATTTTCATCTCTAACATTGAAAGTCTTTCAATTGCTCTCTGGGGAGTGTAAACCAACCATTCTTTATATTTATCTTTTTGTCTTACTATATTCCTGAGTGTGTGCTGAGTTGCATCCCATGTAATTAGCATAGGGATTTGACCGACTCCCTTTTCATCGCAGTGTATGCTGTCATCCGATAAGGTTAATGCAGCATAAATATCATTATTAACAGTTCGTTGATTTCTTCTTTTTGAACCTGATATTTGCCTAGAAAACTTCCTGGCAACGTCCTCAATGATTTTATCTTCTTGATAAACTGAGGTTGAAATAACTTCAATTCTATTAAGATTTAAATACTGAGAGACTGAACGGCTTAGTTTATAAAACTTTGCATCGATAGAGCCAGATGTATCTTCATAACCAATAAAATCTTCTAAGAAGCTTTCGAAATTGTAACTACTAGGCTGGTTTTTTTTAATATTTATGTATGTATTAAAAAATACGTTTTTAGAATTACCTATCTTCCCAACTAATTCATCATTGGCAAAAGAACTGATTTTCATTGCATTTACTAAATGTCGTGCTGTTTCTTCAAGATGTTCTTGGGTTACGCGAACGTATCTATTTTTAAGGGAAAATACTATTTTCTTTAACGTTTTAACGGTGCTTATTGATTTTTCACTGTTAGAAATTTTATCATATCTTAATGCAACAAGATATGGAATCAATACTGGCGCATCTAGGTACAAAAAAAACGTTTTATTATCAATGTATCTTTCAAGTTTCTTTTGATTTAAGAGAGTTATGCAAAGTCTTGATGAGCAATAGTCTGAAAGATATTCATTTCTCCCAGATAATTCAACAAGCTCATTAGCCAATTTTGAAGACAATGAGTTGCTTATTTTTCCTTTTTCAGTTATCAATTTTTCCAGTTGCTTAATAATTCCTTTCACAATTTGATTCCTTGGGGATTCGAATTTTAATTCATTAAGCTGTAAATTGACTGACTCAGCATAAGCCTCCTTAATTAGGTCAAGAACCTCGGTGGATATATTTTCACTGAAATATTCAGAGGTCGCATTGCCAATTATTGTTAAAACCTCATTTCTTTTGGCTATTTCTTTTAATTCAAGATTTCTGATTCTCTTACTTTCAACCTCAGACAGACTGTATAAATCTTCATCAAGAATAATTCGATTATCTCGTTTTAAAAGATACAATCTATTTTTAAGAGTTTCTTTGTGTAGCCCAAGAATTTGAGTTTCATTGATTAAATCATGCTCTGATTTCCCTTGAACTGTAAGTAATGAAACTATGTATGAATCAATAATTACATTCTTTAAATTGGCAGCATCTTTACTTAACACCAGATATTCGTAAAATGCTATTTCTTTTATGTCCAACTCATCCTTTTTTAAAGATTGATAATTGTGTATGTCCTCAAGAAGAAAGGTTAATATCTCCGGATAATCGTTGGTGATTTTTTGAGATATTCTATTTGCGTCATAAAACTCTAGGGTTATCCCATAATTTTTTCTGGCATTATTTTTTAAAGTCTCAAGCTTGCTTTCAGATATTTTGTGGCTCCAAAAGAAATTCAATACAGGAGGGTAATTATATTTTCGAATTAAATCATCTGTTTTGGTTAAGTCTTCTTCAAGTTTATCGTCCAAACCTTTTTTGATAATAGATACCTGTATTACCTCTCTTATTTCACGACCTCTCACTGAGTAAACGACGTCCTTGCCTCCGTCATAAGGGCCATTTGTAATATAAGCATCTGCATTGAACATTCGCTGTAAAAACCGTCTAACAACCTCTTCGAAATCATTAAACCGCTCAATTGATGAAATAAATAGAATATTATTATCCATATCCGTTTGATCCCTCTATTAAAAACCAAGTTATAGGTGATATATAATCATTAATTCGCGATTTTGTAAATTTAATTGCGTACTATTGACATGAACATACTTCACAAACAAATGTAGTCAATCTCGCCGAGGAAAGCCAATAACTTATTGATGCAAAAGATTTTATGGCTAAGTGTCAATATTTTAAGCAGCCCTGATACAAGTGGCTCAATTTCCGCTACTCGCTCAAAGCAGACTGTCAGATTTGATTGTGTGCTGCTAGTGAAAACTATCAGATCAAGTCTGAGCTAATACAATTTATGGCACGTAGTTATACCACGTGCCTTTTCTTTTAGTCCGCTACATAAACAGATGACCACTCCATGAATTGACCACCTACTGACTTCAATGTCCTTCCTGCATTTTGTGTGCATACAATACCATATCCGGTATTGCCCTGGTGAAACTGAGTTCCAATATTGTCAACCGGTGGCATGCATACTGTGGTCCAGTGAATCCCGCCGGATCCTGTCAACTGGAAATAGAGTTGCTTACCTCTGACATCTTCTGACATGGATATCGAGCTGCTGGCATTTCCAGCGCCCCCAACCCATCGCCAGCCTTTCGCTGCTCCTTTTTTCTCATAACGTCCATCACTTTCGGCTTTTGAATAACTGTAACCCGACGCCTGATAACTTCCTTTCGGTTGATATTTATTATCAGATTCAGCTTTTGAATAGCTGTAACCAGCCGCCTGATAGCTTCCCTTTGGTTGATACCGCTGATCCCCCTCAGCTTTGGTGTAACTCTCGCCTTTTACCGCGTAGTTTCCCGCCGGGGCGTAGTTGCCTTTCGGCTGAAAATTACTGTCAGATTCAGCTTTCGAATAACTGTAACCCGCCACCTGATAACTTCCTTTCGGTTGATATTTATTATCAGATTCTGATTTGGTATAACTTTCGCCTTTTACGGCGTAATCCCCGGCTGGCGCATAGTTCCCCTTCGCCTGATAACGTCCATCCCCCTCTTCTTTGGTGTAACTGTCACCTTTCATGGCGTAATTACCAGCGGGTGCATAATTACCTTTCGGCTGGTAATTGGTGTCAGATTCAGCTTTTGAGTAGCTGTAACCGGCAGGCAGATAATTACCCAGCGGCTGAAATTTCTGATCAGCCTCACCTTTGGTGTAGGCTCCGACATCCCCGGCGGTCATATCCGCTTTCAGTTCCGTCCATGCAATACCTGCAGCCGGTTCGGTATTATTATTTTCAATCTTTGACTGCCAGGCTTTTTTATTGTGATACACGATACTGCGGATAGCATAGGGCTTACCTTCTTCCGCCCACACCGGCATTCCGAAAGCCTGTATTTCCCCGACCGCACCGGTAATATCATGGAAGAGACTGTTCATCTTCTCGCGTTCGATATCTTTGGCGGCCGGATCCGTCGCCTGATCACGTTCATAATCGTAACCGTAGCCCTGAGTGTAAGACAGTGAGCCGTCCGCCTGTACTTCATCAGGCACAACAGTACGATCCCCTTGTGTTGCAAAGGGGATTTTAAATATTTTTGTCATGGGGGGATTATTCTCCGAAGTTACTTTTCAGTAAGTTTTTACGGTATTCGCCGTGGCCAAAGGCTTTTTTCGCCACAATACGGTATTTGACACCCACCCCGGACGGGCGCGGCATCAGATCAAAGTTTTCCAGCAGAACGCGCAGACGCTCATCCGGATTAAAGTTGAAGACGTAGTACATATACGTCATATCGAGCGGATCCAGCACAAAGACTTTACTGTCCTCATTCCAAAAAAAACGCTTAAGAAATTCATTGATATTGGTGACAGTCGGGCTTTGGGTCAGGTTAAAGTACCGCATCCTGATAATCAGCCGTTTCTGCTCTGGTGTCAGCGACAGGGTGTAATCGGCATTACGCCGGAAATTTGCCCGGAAATTGGCTTTCTTCCTGCCGAATCCGATACCGATTTTTTCTTTTTCACTCGGCGGGATATCAATCCCCAGCGGAACATCGAGGATACGGGACCATACCGACAACCCGAAATCACCGGCCGTATCGATATTAAACACATCGCGGTACCAGTTTTGCCAGAAACTTACGGTTACCCGTTCAAACCAGTCCGATTTAAAACGGGCCAGCGCTTTCAGATTATCCGCTCCTTCGTACTGCCACAGGATAGCCCTCAGAAGATCGGAGTGAAATGTTAACTGCTGAATAGTCAGTGTCATACAAATACCACCTGCACCGCACTGCGGCTGATTCTGGCAACCTCAGTCAGCTTTACCGGGTAAGTATCGGATGACCAGTCCGTACCGTTGACTGACAGTTCCACCCGTGTGACAAACAGCTGGGGTTCCGAAACGTTAATACCGGCCGATATTTCAAACGGGGAAACTTCGCGGCCGACAACCAGCCCGCCATCCCCTTCGGTTTCGCCCCGGGCCCATGACTCAACCGCCGCAGGAATAACCGTCTGCGCATCCAGTGATGTTTTTTTCACTGTCACGCGGCAGAACAGGACAATCTCTTTTGCCCGGTCAAATTTTACGGTATAGGTCTGTCCGCTGACCGGCTCTGGAACCTCAACCTCCTCACTGCCGTTGAAAGCCGCCCCGATTGTTTTGGTGCGCAGCAGAGCACGGGCAATTTCCCCGCTTTCCCCACCCTCAACACACACGTATACGCTGTGCGGCACCAGCGTGATCCCGTCCAGGCTCATCGGGGTATCAGTATAATTTTCGCGGTATGCCAGCGAACGGACGCCTTCCAGCTCATATAACGCGGAGGTAATCGCCTCACCGACACTGACGGTATTTTTTGCCAGTGTCAGTTTCCGGCGGCGGCGGGACTGTAAATCAGATTCGGCAACCCGCCCCAATACCGCACTGGTCGGGTTGGATACCGTTTCCCAGCCGAGAACCGAACTTGCCACCGTGTTTAATTTACCGGCCGGGCACTCAACAGGGCCGGTTTCAACCGCCCGCATATCGCCGGTTATTTTCCCGTCTTTACCGATAATCAGCGGCTTTGTTGTGGCAAACTGATCACCGGCCCGCGTTTCAGCCAGTGAACCTTTCGGGATGATAGTTCCGGGGACACCGCCGAATTCAACCTGCGTCAGTATCGACTGAGTGGCATCCCATCGCTGCCCGCCCATCAGCGCCCAGATGGCATCCAGAAAAACACCGCCGGCAATGTCCGGGTTAATCTGGTTTGCCAGTTCCGCATTATTACGGACTACCGCATCACGGTTTTCCGTTTCCATTGTGATCAGCGCCCCCTGCGGGGTTTCCGGAGAGACATCCAGATCCTGACCAAATACGGCTCTGAATTCATCCTCAACTGCCGCCCGCAGTTCTGCGGTATCCGGAATAATCACACCTGATGAGGTAATGTATTTATAGTCAGCCATTTAACGTAATGCTCCCGTATTCTGTCTGCAGGACAGCCACATAGTTCAGTTCGTTATCATTCAGCGTGGCTCTGAATGACACCACGGCGGTCACCTGCGGAATTTCCCGCATACGCTCGCGGAACGAGGATTCAAACAGCGGCAGATCAGCCTGTCGCCCGAAGGTAGTTTTCCAGTACGGGATCCCCTTATCCAGCTTGTGCAGCATTTCCCCGCGCAGCGCTTTCACATACTGCGCACAAACGTTTTTTACCGCCGGTTCACCACTGACAATGGCAATATTGCCGTCGTTTCCGGTGAACAGATCATTATTCCCGTTCACATCAAAGGTCTTCATACCGGCTCTCCTGAATCACTATTGCCACCCTGAACACCGGAATGTTTATGGGTAGACCCGATATTTTTACCGTTATGCGTCATAGTGCCGCCGTTTGATTCACTGTTACCGTTTACGGCGTGGTTGCCGTTGACGATCACATTGCCGTTAAATTCGTTTTCCGGCGCATTAGAGATAAATTTCGGGCCGTCAAAGACGGCTTTATCATTATGCAGGGATAAGCACACAGAACCGTCTGTTGACTGCACCACCAGTGCGTCCGCGTTTTTGCCGTCGATCACCCAGCCTTTGAGCGTGTCAGGGAAAAACATAGCATCACTGAATGTATGCAGCCTGGCCGTATTCGGTTCATCCTCCAGGCCGCCGCGCTGAAAAATCAGGCTGATATCCCGGTCGTTCGCTTTCAGCCAGCCGAAATCCCCCGGCTTTACCGGCATCCGGATAAAGAACCCGCCGCCGCCAAACCGGAATACCGGGATATTCGGCAGCGCACCACGTCCGATTTTCTTCCCTTCCGTGGTGACCATCATCACCAGGGGTTTAATTACCGCCCGGTTTGTCGCATCGTCGTAACTCACGACAACAGCAGGCAACATGTCATCAATATTCATCAGCAGATTACGGAACGCAGCCATAAACTGCCCGGCGAGACTGCCGTCGTTCGCCTGGTCACTGTTTGGTTTGTTCATTGTTTTGCCCGTGTCAGGCCCGTTTGCAGGTTGCCTGATAAAAGAAAGGATCGTCGTGAGAAGCAATATCGAATTTGAGCTGCTCGATAATGTAATCCCCGTTCAGGCCGGGGTTATATTTGCTGTCCAGACGCAGCATGCCGCCGAGGGATGATTCCCCGTCGATAAGGTAGGTGACATCAACGCCTTTCTCCGTGGCTTTCGGTATACCGACCATGCCGCTTTTCTGACTGAGGATCCGCAGTCTTCCGGAAAGCGCCTTATCACTGTCTTTGACATACAGCACATCATCATCAATGAACGCTTTCACATTTCCGGCTTCCTGCAGCCGTTCAACCTGTTTCAGCGCCGGACCGCAAAAATACCAGTTACCGATATTTTTATCCGTTGCCTGAAAATTGAGGGTCACGTTACAGTCACGGGCAATATCAGCTGCAATCTCACTCATTTTTGCCAGTTGCTTACCTTCCGGTGACACAATATCCCGGGCGCTGGCATTGCCGGTTTTCGCCTTCAGTGTCAGCGTCACATCGGGCGGTGATGAGATTTCGGCACTGACAATATCACCGGTGTAGATCCGGAAAATACCGGTACCGGCACGACCGGCCTCAACAACAATCCGGGGTGAGGATTTATTGCCGGCGAACGGACTGGTTTCGGTCAGCAGCATGGTACGGGTTTCCGCGTTCAGTCCGTCGATATTCACCGTGCATTCGTTCTGCAGCGGATTGGCATATTTGGTGCCCCCGGCCCGGATGCGCAATCCCTCATACCACTGCATACGCCCGTTAAGTTCAATGCCACAGCGGATCCGGCGCAAATCAATCATCGCTCCCCCAATAAATCAGTGTTTGTGTTTTTTCAAACAGTTCCCACCACGGAAGTTCATTCCCCTCTGTCAGCAGGGCAAAATTACCGCCGTGAGTGAGATGGCGGTACGGTATCAGCGGCTGCCCCGGAACAATACGCATCCCCTGAACAATCACCCGGTCATCACACCGGATATCACAGCACATCACACGCCGCGCGGCTTTAATCGTCAGCTCCCATTCCCGTCCGTCCAGGGTAACCCGCAGACGCTGATTGGGAGCCGCATTCAGTGGTATGATTTTCATGAAAGACTCCAGTCACCATCTGCGATACGGGTTGCAACAGACCCTTTTTTCTTCGTGGCAGTGTCCGCCTCTTTTGTCTGGACTTTCCCCCGGTTTACCGTGCTGCTCTGCTCTTTCTTCGCGACTTTACGCGGCGGCAGTTCACCGTATTCCGGCTCAACCGTCCGCCATTCGGTAAAGCGCAGGGAGAGTTTCACCGCGTCCGCCATATCCGGGATTTCATCGTGGTAAAAATTGACTATCAGCATCGGCTGATAGGTTTTTACCCTGGTCTGAATACCGACAAGCTGATGCTGATCGTAAGCCTGCTGCATGGCTTCAAAAGCATCTTTCAGTTCGCCGGTGAGTATCAGATCCATACCGATTTCCACCGGGTTAATCACAACATGGTCACTGCGGGTTTCACCGGATTCCACCTGAAACTGTGTCGCCTTATGCTCATCCCGGACGTTCAGCTGAACGGGATTTACTGACTCAAACAGCGTAGTGAAGGATTCCGTATCAAATATCTTCACTTCCGTAATCATTTCCCCAGCCCCGTATTTGTCTGATGTCCAAAGTCCTGCAACTGAGATCCGAGTGCATCTTTGGCTCCCGCCGCCATACCCTGTGCATCCGTTGCCTGTGTTTCGACCTTAAGCTCACCGATACTGATATTTGTTTCATTACTGGTCGTCGACTGATTGCTGATCGCCTGACTGGTGACAGGGTTCATCGGATCATTTGACACACCGTAAAGATGTGCGGTCATGGCCTGCGCCATTTTTGCCGCGTCCTCCTCACTGATCGTTTTTTCAGGTGGCATGTCGTACCCAATCTGCCCCTGTTCATTCACCGTGCGGTTAACGGTCTGGTCAACCTCAATATCATCATCACCGGCACCAAACCAGCTTTTAAAGGCCGCCCAGCCCTCTTTAATCTTATTCAGCCCTTTGTTGATCCAGCCAAGGTAAGCTTCTATCTGTTTCCACAGCCATTTGAAAATACCAACCACAGCATTGGAGACGTTATCGAAAACCCCCTGAAAGCTTTTTCCCCAGTTCCCCAGACTTTTGATAAAACCGAGCAGCCAGTTCCACAACGATTTACCGGCGTCAATAATGAGATTGAAAGCATCAGCTGCCGCTTTGCCGACAATAACGGCAACATCAATAATGAAATTAAACAGTTTTTTGAAAACGTCCCACAGCGCCAGAATGACGGCTTTCAGTCCGGGATATTTATCCAGGATCCGGCCAATCATCGAATCGTTACCGTCGATGAAATTCATGATGTCGTCATACACCAGCGC